AGAACGTATGGATTGACCTCGAGTTTGACATACCCAACACTCCCAGAAGTTTTTACCTTCCTCGTTAGTAGCCATATTAATCTCAAGCTTAGGTTTGCGATGATTGCAAAAGGGACAATGAAAAGCATAGTTATCTCTAGCTCTCTTATGACTTTTGCCTAAAATATTTTCAATAGATCCTAAAAGGAAAGTGTAATCCATAAACCAGTCCGTATCTCTTACAAGATAAGAACATATTATTTAATAGACAACTATATCTCGTTATTTTGTAGAAGGTCACCGATTGCAGCTGATACTGATTGGTGTAGTAGTGTTTTGTTATCTATATCTAAGTAGTCAGATAGTTTATTAGTAATAGCTTCAGCAAGTTTAAGTACATCCTCATCAGAAAGGTCAAGTTGCTCTCTTACTACGTATTTTTTATTTTCTAATATAATTTTTGATAACTTCATAATATTAAATTTTAACTGACATCTATTTCAAAAGAATCGGCTTCGATTCCTTTTAATTTTAAACCATCAATAACTTTTGATACTTCGTCATCGTGGTAATAAGCTCTTGTAGGTACTTCAACTCCTGTAGTCTTTTGAATAAATTCAATAGCCTTTTGGTGATCATCACCTCTTTGCTTTTCCCCATTGAAACTAATTGAATATAGTCTGGCACCATTTGTGTAGGTTAAACTAACCTTCAAATTGTCGTTCCATCCTTCAAGTATAATCTTACTTAGTTTCATTTTCCTTGTCCTTTGTAAGCCTTTTGATAATGTTTACTACCTTTCAGCTTTGATGTTTTAGACTTAGCATGAATGCCTGGTCTCTTTTTTTTAGGGCTACCTACGTAGTTACCTAAAGTTAATCCTTTTGCCATATCTTTACAACTAAATCACCAGTTCCTTTTATCAAACGGTGATATGTCTCTTTTGGTATAAATAGTTTATCTTTTGCTAATCTACGTGGAATATCATTATCTAACTGAAATAGCCAGTCAGTATCATGAGTACATTCAACCCAACGGTCTTCTTTGTCTCTATGCCATACGAATTCAAATGAGGGAGTATCGTGAGAGAACTCTCTTATTGTATAACCGTTTTCTTTTTTTTCAGAATAAGGTCTACCAGTAACCTGAGAAGTTTGATCCGCCACCTAGTGATTTCCAATAACGGCCTATATTACAAGACCAATAACCTGCTTTTGTTTTATCTTTCTTTGTTGAACATTTATGACGAGCTGCAAATGATGCTCTAGCTCCTCTTTGCTTCAACTTAACAGATAATCCAGTATCACCAAATGATACTTTCTTAACGTTACCTTTCTTAGACTTAACATAAACGTAGAACTTTTTAGATCCTCCACGCTTTGGTTTGTTAAGTGCTACTTTTTTACCTTGGTACTCTGCTTCATTCATATAATCAACAGAAGCTTTAAGCATATCAAAGCCAGAGTAATCAAAAGATTCATTCTGTAGTTTAACAGCTTTTCTAAAGTTTTCCATGTTAATAGTACCGCCGATTGATTCTACTAATTCTTTTACTAAGTCGAAGTCAATCATTTCCTCAATTGAAGTAGCTTCATCAATAGTATCTTCATTTTCAATCATACTATCAATCATACATCCTATTTCAAATAGTGGATTTGCTTTTCCTGCAGATACCATTGGTAAGTCTAAAGGAACTTTCATTCCATTATAATCTCCGTACTCTCCTATATCTGTAGTTTCTAAAAGATCTATATCTTCTTCGCTAAGTTCGATATCCTCGTTGCTAAGAGCTTCTCTTGCTTCTTTAAACAATTGTATAAAGGCTTCAGAGTTATAGCGGTAGACATGCTCGTGTAATGAGAGCTTATTGTCTAAGTGGTACTGTAGCGATGGGTATCCTATTACTTCTTTTAGTTTAATCATAATGTATTATTATATTTATAAATATCACCTAAATTCATAGCATGTAGGCTATTCACTATAACATTATTAAATCTAGAATCTTGTTTAAAGTGAACTATAATATGTATTCTTGCAGTATCACTATTGTTCCATACTGAATGTGTGTTAGATATATCTACTAAACATGCTCCTCCTTTAGGGTTAAAAGGTACATCACCTTTATCTTTCATTCTAAAAATACACCCTTCAGGATTGTTTAAAGCAATATTAACAGGAAACAACATACTATGGTCTCTATCCCTATGAGGTTGAATATACCCGTTAGGTTCTAGGTACATAAACCTAACTCTATAATATTCTTGAGCAGGGAAACTTTTTTTAAAGTAATCAGTAGTTACTGGGCATTTAGATGTAATTTCTTCGCACCATTTATATTCTATATCCTGCTCAGTCTTTCCTTTATGTTCTGGGTATTGATTAAAGCTTTCGGTTTTGTTCCATTCTTCACCATGTAGACAAATACTTGCCCAACCTTTATTATTATAGTCTACTGGTAGGTTATCTTCTATTCTATGATTTACAAATAAGTCTTTAAGGTTTTGTGCTTCAGAAAGCATTTCAGTATAAGGAGCTTCTGGCAGTACTAAAGGTAGGTAAGGCCATTTACTTTTATTTATAACCCAATTAACTACTTGAGAATCATTTTCAACCTCTAAGAGTTCTTTTGGACGAAAATCGAATTCAATAGGTTCGTCGTTAAAGAAGTTTTTAACGCTATTGGGTGTTTTCATTATAGATTTTATCTGTTAAAGGATGAGTACCTAATATTTCTATATCTAAACTACTACCTTTGAGTTCTTTTACCAGCAGATTATATTTTTCTTCAACAAAATTTGGTCTATAGTTTCTAATTACGGGTACACTAAAAAATATATTACTTAACCAAATAACATTATTACCTTTGTTTTTCTTCATGTGTTCAGTTAAACTAGAAAAATCTCCTAAAACATCTGCCTGTATAAATTCAATATCTAAATTTCTAAATTTGCTCCAGAAAGATAACCAAGCTTTTTTTCCTCCAAACTCTTCTACTGTTTGTTCAAACTTTTTACGAAGTATTTTTTCATCTTCTATTATATCAACTTCTTTTTTCCATTGGTAGATAGATTCTATAGGAGCATCACAACACTCGCAGACAGCGTTGAACTTATAGTACTTTAATGCATCAATATAGTCAACTCCATCCCAATTCTGTATAAACCATTTTTTTAGATTTAAAGAAGCTTTACTGTAATCATAAAATCCTATTTTAGTTTTCTCATTCCAGTTACTTGATTTTAACAGTTTAAGTGCCTTTAATCCTGAAGCGGTTGAGTAGAGATTATCAAGGATTGGAGTATCGTAATCTGCATTATAAGTATCACTGTCATTATGATTAAAGATATAAACTCTACCTTTATGTTGTGTAAAACTGGTTTGAGTTATATACTCTACTTTTGAATTATCAGTTGCTTCATTATCTCTAATAAACTTTTCTTCATCTAAGTTACCTTCTAATAACTCTGCTAAATACTTACTTTCTAACTCTGGGTATAGATAGTGTTTCATTTGACCTACAGATTGAGGAAAAGAAATTATTGATTCTCCTCCTTCCATTGCTGCCTGTATAAACTCCCACCCTGTATCTAGGAAACCGTCGTACTGTACTTTTTTACCAGAGGGTTTAATCCACAAGGGGGTGTAATCGTCGTGAATATTTTCTTCACTTCTTTCTGGTATATGTTTGACTAAAGTAGAGATAGTTTTTTCGCCAAATTTAGGACTGCCTATTTTTTTCCAAGCCTTTAGATTTATTAACATGCATTGAGGGTGTATTAAAAATTCACCTTCACCTAATCCTGTGCTAGGATAACTTACTTGGAGAGGATGTCCTATAAAATTACAGTTATTTTCTTCAGCGTGTTTAATGCTTTTTTCTATTATAGAAGTATCTAATATTCTTATTCCATAAGAAGAAAGGAATAGCCATTCGGCTTTAGTTTTATATGCATCAGCAATAATTTCGTCTATATCATTTCTTTCTATAATATTTTCATCTATATTTTTTTTATCAGATGATTTTAAATTCAGTAATGAAAAAAAAGTAATAGCTCTTACGTGGTCTTGATAGACAGTATCTTTACTTGAAATATTATTATGAACACCTATAACTATTTTATACATTTTACTCAAAATCTTTTCTGTAAAATTTACCTAGGATATTATCATTTATATATTGATGGCTATAAGTTTCTAGCACATCGTTTTTAAAAAGATGTTTACACTCATAATAAGTTAAGAGTTTTTTGCTGGGAACTAAATCGAGTATCTTTTTTTCAAAATCTTTTCTCAAGTCTTTTGAGTCTGCAACTAATTGTTTTATTTTAGGATGAGAACCGTAATATTCTTTCCAATCAGATTCTGTTATTACTTTCTGTTTAAGTGGGGTACGTCCTCCAATTCCTTTTGCTTTTCTTTCTTCTTTTAAAGCTTCTAGAGCTTTTTTTCCTAATCTTTTATTTCTTTCGAAAAACAATACTTTCTTACCAAGGTACTTTAAGCCAGAGGGTTTATGAAAAACCTCATAAATAAAGCCGTAAGTTCCTTCTGGGAAGTCTAATATATCGTTGAAGATCCTACCCTGGTATGTCCAGGAAGGGTATGTCATTTCCATATAATTTGGTTTCTGTCGCTAGAGCTTTGACTTCAGCTCATCTATTTGTAACTGCTGCTCTTTAATAGCATTTATTAATAACGCGACTATTTTATCATAACGAACTGCCTTGTATCCGGTATCTCTATCGACTACTACTTCTGGCAACACTTTTTCGATTTCTTGAGCAATAACACCAACATCGTGGCCGCTATGGCTAGAATCACTATTCCAATCAAATTCATATCCTCCTATTTGATTTATTTTATCTAATGCATTACTTAGAGGAGTAATGTTATCCTTTAATCTTTCATCTGAAGAGTAGTATGCAGTTATGTCTCCTGTAGCTACTATTTCTCCTGTTGCTCCTGTTGCAGCAACTCCTACTCCTAAACTATCAAACTGTACGTCTGAGCCAGTAGTTAATCCTCCATTGAAGTTAACTGTAGATGCAGTCGTAGCAAATGATGCTGTTGTAGAGTTAGCTACTGTACCGTCTATATTAGTAGCAAGTACATAAGAAGCTGAAGTAGCATTATCTGCTTGGTCAATACTTCCTGATATGGTTGCTTGTATAGCTGACGCTGTAAGTGCACCTATTATGTTTGTGTTACCGGTAATAGTAGTAGCACCATCTATGTTTACACTTCCTGTAAATGTATGAGTGTCATCTGCCGAGTTACCAAACTTGGTTGAACCAGATTCTAGTATTACGGATGAAGTAATATACTCTGTGTTAAACTCTTGAGCAGTTAAGGTTCCAGTTACGGTTAGGTCTCCTGTTAAAGTATCACTAGTATTAAGTAGATATGTTGATGCTACACTAGATGATAAACTAGTAATTTCAGTATTTATAGAGGATGAAAGAGCAGTATCAGCTGCTGTATACGCTATTGTTAATGCGGATGATGATGCATTAAGTTCAACATCGGTCGTAAAGGTACTATCTAAACTACTAGAAAAACTTTCTATATTTGTAACTCTAGTACTAAATGATCCTGAGTCGGTCTGTAGTTGAGTTATTTCTCCTTCATGTGCTGAAGCAGTTGCGTTTAGTGCATCGATAGAATTCCTTAAATTAGGTACTCCTATAACAGAAAGTGCTCCTACTATATTAGCATTACCGTCAAGGTTTAAACTGCCAGTAAATTGATGAACATCATCAGCAGAATCTCCAAATTTAGTTGAACCAGATTCAAATAAAATAGAAGACGATATTAATTCAGATTTAAACTCTTGTGCTGTTACAGTTCCACCTACTACTAAATCTCCTGTAATTCCGCTACTACCTGTAACTTTAAAAATACTATTTACTGTATCGAAAATAAAATTAGCAGATCCAGTAAGGGTGGCATCGTCACCTGTAGGGCTATCTCCTTTTTTAAACTGTATGAATCCTGTTTCACCTTTTGGAGGATCGATAGGAAATTGAATAGAAGCGGAAGGGTTAGCAGAACTGGAATCGTAATGAAATCTATGTAAAACTACTTCACTACCGTCTACAGACGCTGAGTAGAAAAACTCGGTAAAGTTTATATCTAATTCATCCTGAGTTAGGGGAGTTCCTTTTGTGCCTCTTAATGTTATTGCCATCTTACTTATTTTCTAAAATAGATATTCTCTTTTCTAATTCGGCTAACTTTATATTTTGCTCTTTAACTGCTTCAATTAATACAGGTACAATACTAGCGTATGAAACACTAAGATAGCCTTTTTCATCTTCTGATACAACTTCTGGAAGTACTTTCTGTACTTGCTGAGCTATTACGCCAACTTGTCTATCAGAGATTCCTTCATTCCAATTAAAGTATACTCCTTCAACTTTATTAATTTTTTCTAATGCGTTATCTACTACCTCTATATTGCTTTTTAATCTTTCATCTGATGATTGTACTACTGTTCCAGATGCTCTTATGCTTCCAGATACATCTAGTCTGTAGCTCAATGTTTCAGTAGATTCATCTACACCTACACCTAAACTTCCGCTTCTGTCTACATATACTCCTTCTCTTGTTTCAATTGCAGATGAACCAGAAAATATTACAACTCTTCTATCTGATCCCTGATTTTGTAATCCTTTTACTAAGTTAAAAGTAAAAGATCCACTGTTAACTGGAACTTCGGTAGACTCTGGGTAGTATAAAGTAACTGTCTGTCCATCTGTACTAGCTGAATAGAAGTATGCTCCAAAATTATTATCTAATTCTGAGTATGTTAATGGTGTACCTTTTTCAGCTCTAAATGTTATAGCCATTATAAATCAATTTTTACTACAAAAGTCATATCAATATTTCGTGACTTTGGTATAGGTCTGTTTGTTTTTGCAACTGCTAATAATTCATTAGCTTCGTTATAAAGTCCAACTGATGTAATATAAGGTCTAAAATTACTATCAGTAATATTTTCTCTTACAGTATTATCTGAGCCACTTATAGCTGATGGGTTATATGTGTGATTCATTTCTGATTCACGAACCGTACAGTGGACATTATATGTATAAATAGGTTGTTTTGATTTCCAGTTAACTATATGTCTTGAATAAGTGCTATAGTAACGTGCTACAATAGGGTCAGTAAATAAAATTACTCCTTGATTATAAATTACATCTCCAACAATTTTTTGATCTACTGCTTCAGATATATCAGAACCTGATAAAAAAAGTCTTCCTTCTCCATCATCTACTACCTCTAAACGGTAAGCTGATGCAGGATTTACAACGTATTCATCTGGGCTTTCAGCTACATAGTTACTATCATCTTCAGTAACATAGTCGGCACTATCAACTGAAGTACCATACCATTCACCGATTTCTTCTACATAGTCATTGTATCCTGTTGCTGCATCTCCTACGTATCCTACTGTATTGTAGTAATCTGGAGTTTCTCTTTGAGGCTGTATTACGACTGTACCGGGTTCTATTCCTACTCCTACGATTTCTTTGGGTAGAGATACAATAGCAACTTCTGAGTCTGGAGTTCTGGAAGCACTTAATGTCAAGGTAGTACTGTGGGATACGTCTCTTGAACCAGAATATATTCCCAAGCTTCCATATGTGTCACCTAGGTAGTTATGAAACGCACTATCGTAAACAAGTTTTTGATATCTGTTATTCCTATAGTCATTAGGGTAGGGGTAACCTGGAGTTGATCCAGAAAAACCTCTCAATGTTTCTATGTTATAACTAGTTAATAGACTTCCTGATGCAAGCCAAGTTTTCTTAGCTACATAGTCTGATGTAAATACATCCTGTCTGTTTAATTGCTTGTAAGCACTCATTCATTAATAATCAAGCTTTATTCTTACCAGTGACTCTTTTGTAAAATCTTTTAGTAGAGGTCTTGATAATTTAGCAACAGCTAATAAATCATTATTATCATTATATAGTCCTACAGCAGTAATAAAAGACTGAGGAGTATTAACCATAACGTTATGACGTATCTCTCCTGAACCAGTAATTAATGAAGGGTTAGTAGAGTAATTAAATTCGCTGTTTCTAGCTCTTACAAATACAAAGTTAGAAGTAATAGTTTCTTCTGACTGTATTCTAAAGCTAGCACCATCTCTTATTATATTAAAAGATTTTTGGTTGTTTACACCTACACTATCAGAGGATCTATCTACGTTTAAAGCTATTCCTCCATCACTTACAGATGCATCTAATGCTTTACCGTTTAGTATAATTAATCCTACATCTGGAAGAAGCTTACCGTATGAACCAGCAGAAGTAGTATAACCACTAGTATTTTTTGCTCCTGCAGATATATTACCTAAAGAGCCGGAAATAAGTTCATATACTCTACCTGCATCTGCAAACGTAGATGTAGTTACTAATTTACTGTTATCTGTCAGATTTAATGTTGCACCACTAGCACTCACTAATAGTTTTAAATCTAAAGTTCCAGGTAAAAGTTTTTCTTTATATCTTGCTCTGTCTATAGTGAGTACATAAAAATACTCTGATGTTTCAGTACCAAAAGTAAAGTCTGTATCTTCATCTCCTAGTACTAAGTTTCTATATTGACCATATATAGTCGAAGAAGGTGACTTTCCATCTACTTGACTATTATAGAGAAGTGAACCACTTCCCTTTTTATCTGCATATGCTGAAGAAAATTGAACTCTAGAACCTTCTATAGTCGATCCTGTATTGTATATATCGTAATAAAAATCGGCTGATGAAGCTCCAATCTGTGTAGATGAAGTAAAAAAAGTATTAAGAGTAGTAATATCTCCAGTCCATATAGGAGTAGATATTGATTCCGCACTTACTACAACGTCTTCTGTATCAAATCTTTTGTATGACATAATTAGTTAGATTTAGTAATAGTTACTGGAATAGTTAGTCTTGCTCCTGATCCTCGACCTATAACTGTAATAGTAGTACTAAGTGAGGTAGTTGACCCGAATAAAGTATTAACTGATGTACCTGTAAGGTTAATTGTTGTACCAATTACTGTTTTAGACACGTTTGTACCAACAGTAGTTGAAGTATTTAATCGATCAGCATCTTCTGTATTAATACCAACTCCAGTGAAGGAGTTTAATACTCTTACGTCAGCAATAGTAGCTGTATATCCGTCTGTCTCAAAAATCGAAGTTGCACCTAAATAGTTTAGGGTTTGAGGAGTAATAGCAACTGAAGCACCTTGATTAAGAGAAATCGAAGCATAACCTAAATCTAGTACAGGTAGTTTTGAAGTACCTCTAGGTAGAGTTGTAAGTTTATATTTCATTATTTGAGTCTCATCTGGAAAGGCTTCTAACAATGGCATGTTTTCTATTGCCTCACCGTAGAGTGCAGAACCTGAGGGATGTGATGGATTGTATAAGGTGTAATCGATCTCGTCATCTGCAAGTGCAAATTGAGTAATCTTAAAAGAACCGTCCCCTCTAGCTAACAGCTCTCTTCCTTTTTTAGTTAGGATCGCATCCACCGTGACGATCGAATTATCTAAGTATCCCATTTTGTTTTAAATGTTTATTATAAATATATGTTTTTTACCTATTTTACTCTATTAATGTAACTTCCCCAAATTCATTTGAAGTAAACACCTCTCCCTTATCGACAGAGTAGATCTTAGAGTTAACTAAACCGATAAATTTATTTCCTTCTTCTGTATATAAGTAACTTGAAGTATATGGAAAGTTAGGAAATTCAAATGTACCTGCATTATTTATTCTATCAACGTTAAAGTAAACATTGATTAATTCTCTGTCAGCCTGCAATATGTTTTTTATAGCCGTAGTATTTGCATCGATTGAATGTACACTTCCTATAAATTGTTTATATGCAAGCGCGGGTACATTCCCGTCTATGGAGTTACTACTTACATAGGAAGTATGTTCATCTTTGTTACGTTTGTAGCTAGATCCTGCACCAGTAGTTTTAGAGCCTAGGTACCTACTGCTGATAAGTCCAATTTTAGTATAAGAGCAATTTTGGAGTTCTGCAGGTGTTGCTGTACCGTTTATTATTGCATCAAGATTAGTTGGAATTGTTTGAGATGTAAACCTATCGACCTTTACAGCCACATTATTTACTTTACTTCCTTCACTATTATTTAATGTAGGATTATAATCACTGTTATAAAAATCATCAACACTAAAGGGAATAAACACTAAAGATGTATCTTCTTGTACATACCCAACACTAGGTACTTCAGTAGGAAGTTCATCAACTAAAATATCTTCTATAGCAAAATAATAGTAATTAGTTCTTTTTTGTCTACCTATTATTTTAGCATCCAAACTTGAAGATACGAAAGGAAATCTTACTTCTGTAATCTGTCTCAGTACAGTACTCAAATCTGTTCCTTCTTGACTAACATAGGGTATAGATAGGCCCTGGATTACATACGGAGTAATAGGAGTGTTGTCGATGCCTGGATCTACTACACTGCTACTAAAGAGTAAGTTTATGTTACCTGCTCCGAAAGTACTTGGGTCTGTTTCTTTAAATTCTTCTATTGTCATTTTAAATAAATCTAGCGTAAATAGTTCTACCGTTAGTATTAATATACGCCTTAGTAACAGTTAAGGTAGTAGATGTTGTTAAAGGAGAACCTCCTGATGCTACGTTATACCACCCTTCAAACACAGCTGGATATGTTGCTGTTGCTTCTAAAGTAAATGTACTATACTCTTCAAAATCATTTATATATTCTATACCTGAGTTACTAACTGAAGCAGTTGTTGGGTAAGTAACGTCTACCTGGCCATTACCACTTGAGCTAATAAAGTAAGTTATATCTTCGAAATAAGCATGATATGAATTACCGTATACATTTTCATCTATATAATAAATAGTGAGGTTATTGTTCTCTGTAATTAATGTTGACCCTGAAGTATCTGCATACCAGCCTCTAAACGCATCACCTGTACCGGTAGTAGCAGTAGCAGCAACGTATTCGTAATCATCAAAATTAACGGTATAGTTAATAGAACTACTATTATTTCCTTCTAGTACTGGATAGCTTACTCCTACAGTACCGGATCCAGATGTATTAAATATTAAATATTCTCCAGTATAAGAACCAGTAATTAATATTAAACATCCTGGTGGTAAAGGAGATGAAAGGTTAAAAGCTGTAATTTTATATGAAACAGGAGGTTGGTTTATTTTTTTAAAAGAGTTATTACTCGATACCTCACCGTCTGTAGAGATAAGCAATGACCCGCTAAACTCTCCAGTAAACATTGGAGATTCATCTGTTATATTCCTAGGTACAGATCCGATAGGAGAAATAAAATTCTTATCGTAATTTGTAGTAAAGTTAAATCTTTCTCTATTGTTGAATGCTCCTCCTTGACTACCTGTAGCTGTACCTATAGAAACTGAACCTGTTTCAGTTAAAGATTCCCAACTTGCTTCTACTTGCTTAGCTTTACTTCTAGCAAGTTTGTGAGATTTTATGATTACCCCTGTATCTACTTTAGCTCTAGCTGGGACAAAATCTTTTATTAACTTAAATAATGAACTGTCAAAAAAGTTTAATAAGCGTATAAATCCTTTAGGAGATTTAGAATAGGATAAAGCATCATCCCATTTAAAATCAGCTTTTTCCCAATTGTCAGATATATCGTTCCAATGGTATCCATCATTTACTATATTTTTACCCATGGAAGTAAGGACCGGGTATCCTTCTTCATGAACATTTCTTGGATCACCAATATAGTCATCTATACTAAAGCTACTAGATATCTTAAAGTCTATAAATTCATCTGTTCCTCTAGATATGTTAAACCCTACCTCTACATGAGGTAAGTCGTCAGTATATTTCTTATCACTTTTTACTATAGAAACATATCTAGATAGCGTACTACCGCTAACTATACTACCGGTATTGTCTAAACGAAGCTTATCAGATCCGCTTATTAATTGATTACTTCCGCTATTATAAAGACTACTAGTCTGAAAATGTTCAGGACCGAAAAACTTTTCTTCTCCTGTTTTATTTCCACCGAAGGTTTTTATAGTAAGTATTTCTTTAGGTATACCGAAACAGTTAACAAGAGCTCTCAATCCTCTTTCTGTTCCTTTTGCTTTCATTAAGAATGGAAGGTTATGATATATTCTTTTATATGTCTCCTTTTCATAATTGTTTTTAGCAACTGGTTGTAAATGTTCTAAAGCCGTACTTCCACTGTTAAAAGAAGCTGATGTAGCAAGAGAGGTAGATACAATTCTCTCACTTCCAGTAGATAGATTTTCTCCTACAAATGTAGCAAATAGATTATCTTTACTTTGATTACTATTGTATAATTTAACTCCAAAAGATTCTATTGCATCTCGTACTAAATCCTTACTTACACCGAAATTCAGTCTATGATCTGTATCATACTTATCTGAGACTGCTTTAAAATATATCCAAAGATTATCGAAATGATGAGCAATCATATGAATAAACATCTGGTATTGCTCGTTGTTCGAATCTTCTCTTATAAAGGTAGGGATGGTATTAGTAAGTATATCAAAATTACTAACATCAAAATTATTAGCATTCACGATAGTAGATTGTAACCACGCAGAAGCAGAAGGATGTGATGAGTCGTAATTTACGTGAGGTCGCTTAGAAGTAGTTTTAGGCCATGCAGTTGAACTACTTTCAAAGTATAAATACCTATCATAGTGATCAAAGTTGTTTATAATACCCGTAATGAGATTTTCGTAACTTTCTTTGCTTCCTGTTGTAGTAGTTAAGTAAGGATTGGAACTACCTGATGCGTCTGTATTTAAATCACCTATAGCTTCTTCATAAGATTCTATTAATTGAAGCTTATAATGAAAGTTTCTTAGTCTTTCTTCCGCTGATGAAAAATGTATAAAGTTTTCAAAAGAACTATAATCTATTGCTATTTCAGCACTTTTTTCATTAAAGAGTGAATAGAGCTCAAAATACGAATTAGAGA